TTTCGCTTACTTTGCCTTCCTCAAGGCACGATTCGCTTCCGAGGGTATCAACACCCCTACCCCCGAACAAATGGCGCTAGCTTGGAATCTTGGATTTGACGGTGCTAAGAAATTAAGCTTTAATCCCCTCAACGCCCCAGCCCCTCGCAGGGACGCTGCGGAACGCGTCGGGAATCTTTGCAAATAAACTTTGAGTGTGACACGCTTACTTGGCTAGCGTGCGGTGGTAGGTGACTACCAAAAGGAGGCCGATAAATGACCAACACTTACTTTTTACGGTCGGGAGCAAGCGACTTACTAGTTCAGTCGCAAGGCAACGTGTCTGGGGAGCGATTGCAAGCGTTCCCTAGCTGGTGAAATCCCAAGCCCGACCCCCCTTTTATTATTCCCCTTGCCTTACACGGCGGGAGCGGTGTATTGAATAACTTATGACCGCCGCCCAATCGTCAGAGCTTCTGATTGTTGCTATTGACCCCGGTGTAAACGGTGGTGTGGCGTGGCGATGGCAGGGCAAGACCTACGCTGTAAAAATGCCACCCACGGATTTTGACTGCGTTGCCCTCCTTGCCACTTTCGCCGAGCAATCCGCTTGGGTGGAGTTGTACCTGGAAGAACCGCCTTTGTTCGCTGGTAAAAATATACCCGGGTCAGCGATTGGAAAACTGATGTTCAACACAGGCGTGCTTTACGGCGCCGCCATCGCCCTGCAATTCAAAGTCCACCGCGTCCGTCCCGCGATCTGGATGAAGACGCACCCTGTCGGCACAAAGGGGGAGCTTACCACCACCGAATGGAAGAACAAATTGAAAGCCAAGGCCGCCGAACTTTACCCCGACGGCGTCCCGGTGACATTGTGGTCGGCTGATGCCCTTCTCATCCTTGACGCCGCCGTGCGTCGGGCTATTAATTAATTTTGTATGCATAAGAAACTCTCACCCATTCCCCCAACCGCCAAGGTCAAACGAATCCCTGGAACAAAGTATGTCCTCATCGACGGCGACAAATTAGCCCGCCTCCTTACGCCCGACATGCGAGACGACGGCGTCTATTACTCGGTGCTGTTGAAACACGCTAAGAAAGCCAAGGCCACCAAGCTCGATGACATCATCGCCGAAACTAAATAATTTATGGAAACAATCCCAATGAAAACGAAGGAACAGGTTAAGGCCGTCGGCGACCTTGTGAAAGCCCTTAATGAAGTGGAGAACGTCCTCGCCGACAAGGTGAACAGTCACCTGCGATCGCGCTACGCCTCGCTGGGTGCTATTCTCGACCACGTCCGCCCTGTCCTTGCGAAACACGGACTCGCCAACACGTTCCGCCACGAGTCGCACGATAAGCGGCTCCGCGTTTATCAAGAGTTCATTCACGAGAACGGCACAATCCTTTCCGAACTCCTAAAGCCCAACTTTACGGACATTTCAACCGAGGAAAAGATGACCGCCCAGCAGTTGCAATCTAACTGCACCTACGCAGCGAAGCTTCTTATTTGTAGGGCTTGCTCGATTGCTACCGATACGGACGTTGATGATGACGGTCACACGGCATCGCATCACGCCCCCTCCAATCCGCAAATGGCGACCCCCGCCCAGAAACCCGGCAACCTTATCGGCACGACCCCGACGCAACCTCGGACAACGCCCTACCCTAAGAACGTCCTCTAAATGGCCTGTGCCTATCCCAGCCGACGACGCACCGCACCAATCGCCGTTCAAGCGATGGCGAAGAAAGTCCCCTGCGATTACGCACTTATTTTAGTCTGGGAAAACGGCAAGGTCGAGAACTGCGAGTTTGTTGCAGACACCCTCGACGGCGGAGAGATACTTTGGAAAGAGTATTTCTCATTTCGTGGTGAATGGGCGCGTTGGAAGTCCCGCGTCCTCCCGACTATCCCAGCAAATAAAAACTTCGAGTTATGGGCGAAGTGGAAGAAAGACCTCTTTATGGTTCACCCCGATTTACCGACGTTATGACCTCTACCCCTCGACGCGGATCTAAAGTCGTCCCCAAGGCCGTCCTCGATTTCTGCAAGGAAATCAACCTTAAGAAAGGCTGGCACGTCCTTGTCCTGCTTCTCGACGGCGACACTTGCTTTATCGAGTTTTCCGCGTGGAACTCCGATGCCTTCCTTGACCACATGAACCGCTGGAAGAAAACGGAACTGCCCGCCCTGATACGTTCGGACGTCCAATTCTTCGTCGCCCGCCTTGACCGCACCGGGAACCTGGAAGTCACCGCCGAGACGTTTCCTCAATTTCGCAAGAAACACTATGACTAACACCGAACTCATCCGACGTCACGTAGAGGCCATCGACGGTTCCCTGCGGGAAGTTGCTTATCTCCTGGACATGGAGATTCTCGCCGAAGACACCCGGCACTTTGAAAGCGACATCAAGTCCGCCCAGCGCGAGCTTATTAACTTGCGGGTCGATGAATTAGAGGAAGCCCGCGACCTGCGGGGATTATACGACCAACTGAAACGCCTCAAGTTCTGCGTGCGGGTCATTCAAAACAACCTCAACCGCTGCGAGAAGGCTATTGACTCCGCCGAGGAGTCCTTGAATGTCATCACACGCGAAGTGGAATCTGCCAACGATTCCGACGCGGATTTGGATTACTAAAATACATATAGCAATTGCTTACCGATTTAAAAAATAACTTTTCACCCAAAACACCAATGCCACAAATCAAAACCCGCCAAGAATACGATTTGACCCCTGCCCTCAATTACTCGGGCGCTAAGGAGTTGCTCAAATCGCCAGCCCACTATTTTCAATATATCACGGAGGAACGCAAGGACACGCCTGCTTTAGCCGTAGGTCGTGCCTTACACGCCAAGGCGTTGCAACCCTTGGAGGCCGTGAATATATACGCGGTCGCTCCCGATGTGGATCGCAGGACAAAGGACGGCAAAGCAGCGTGGGAGGCTTTTACCCAAGCCAACGACGGGAAGGCCATCATCACGCAGGAACAATCTGAAATGATTGACCGAATGGACTTGTCTATTGAGGCCATCAAGTCGGCTAATCAAATCAATTTCACCGCCACCGAATTGATGGGGCAAGTGGATTACGGCGATACGCCCCTCAAGTTCGCCATCGATGCGGTTGGGGCAGATGGCTACCTTTACGACATTAAAACCACCGAGGATGCCAGCCCACGCGGTTTTAAATCCTCCGCGTTCACTTATCGCTACCACCTGCAAGCGCACTTTTATCTCACCTGCTACAATCTTTTTTTCCGTGAGCGTCTCCACGGCTTCCGCTTTATCGTCGTAGAGAAGTCCCCGCCTTACGCTGTTGCAATTTACGAGCTAGGGGCGACGATGATGTCCTACGCTTGTGAGGACTTCGAGAAAGCCTGCAAATTATACGCGACCTGCAAAGCGACCCAGACCTTTCCTGGCTATCCTGCCGAACCTCAGGTGATTGATGTCGATGCCAAGGTCACGACCGCCACCACTATTAACTTCGCCTAATCAAACAAACCTATGCAACAACCCGAACGCACGCCCCTCACCCCGATTTCAAAGTCGGGACGCTATACACTACGAATGGGAAAGATTAACCCGCAGTATATCCGTCAAAGCACTTTTGACGGCTCGCTTGAGTATGCTTTCTTCTTCACCGATCAGAAGAACAACTCCCTTTCCTATAAATGCTCCGTCGGCAAATCTAGCGGCAAATCCCTTGCCATCCTCATCGGCAAGTTCTCGGGGCAATATAAGCAACCTCTCGTCCTCGAAGCGGACGTGGATAAGTTCCTCGCTTACTGCGAACCCGCCGTCGGCAAGACCCTTGAAGTGGACGTCGAAGTGGTAAAGCAAGGCGTCGGGCAGACCGGCAAGCCTTGGTTTAATTACCGCCTCAACTTCCCTAAGGCCGCCAAGTCTGCGGGTAATGACCAACCCGATTCGGGCGCAATTCCTTTTTAAAATGAAAGATTTACCAAAACCCACGGTTGTTTTAATCACAGGCTACGCTCGTGCGGGTAAGGACACCCTTTTTCAAGGGATGTTTCGGGGTTCCAAGGCCGCCCCGATTCATATCAACTTTGCTAGCTTCCTCAAGTCCGCTGCCGACTCTTTTCTGAACCACTTGGAAATTGAGGAAACCTTTGAGGACGAGCAATTCAAGGTGAAGCACCGAAACACCTTGGTCGCCTTAGGCAAGTTTGCTCGGTCAATCAATCGGGACGTTTTCGCTGACCAATTCGTCGCTTTGGCTCAGTATTACCAGAAGGACTGCTCGCGTGCGGGCGTTCCCCTGCGTCCTATCATTTGCTCCGATTGGCGATACACCAACGAGTATCAAGTCGTCCGCCACAAGCTGATGCCGGCCTTTCGCGTGATCACGGTGCGCGTCAACACTGCCGGCATCGAGGCCGCAAATGAGGAGGAAGGCTTGTCCATCGGCGAAATCACCCGCGAGATTCCCTTGGACTACGAGTTTACGTTCAAACCTAACTCTAAAGACTACATCCTCAAAGCGGGCGAAGAACTAGCCCGAACGATTGCACTATGAAAAACGAACCTTACCCGCTTGGCGACGATGGCGTTTGGCATAAGGACGAGGAAGGAACGTTTTATGCTATGTGGGTTCTTGTCGACCCAAATGACAAATTGCGGACAATGGAGTTTGAAAGTATGAAGCATATCGCTTTGCGACTCTTTGAGCTGACCGATGAGGTTGCCCGGTTAAATGCAAAAATTAAGGAGCAATCTTTATGAGTCGCACCGAAGAAGAATACAATGCGATGCGTGACGTCGCGTGGGTTTGTATGAATCGCAAAGTGGTTGAGGAAATTAAAAACAAAATACTGATACAAGCGGGCGAAACGATGGTGGAGCTTATTAAAGCCAATCACCCCGACAGTATGGAGCGTCGGTTCATCATCGAACTTTGGGAAAAGGCAAAACAACCTCCGCAGGTATAACACCCCGTGATTTGCAACTTCACGCCGCCTCGACTAATCCCTTACGACTTGGCGACGCGTGCAAAGTTGCTGGGCTTGTCCCTAGAGCGAGCCAAGTTTTTAACAGCTTGTCCGCATCGGGAAAACGCCAAGTTTAAGGGCGATGGGCAAGTGATCGTCGTCCCTTTTGACCCTGATGTGCAAATCAATGAGGCCAAACGACTCGGCATCGGCGCACTCGACGCGGCGGAAATGTTCAATCGCCCGGTCGCTGAGTTTATCGTGCGAGGCTTCCCAATGAAAAGCACCCAGCCACGTGCAGCGAGCAACGCGGGCTATTCGCTACTGCAATACGAGGCCAGCCAAGGGGCTTGGAAGATTTACAAGGGAAAGAAGGTTAAACCCCAGCGACCGATTTAACTATGAGCATCACCAAAAAATACAAACGCTTCCTCGCCTTGGGATGTTCTCACGGCATTTACGCCGACCCGCTGGCAATCGAGGCCGTTCTCAAGTTTCGTAAAAACTTCAAACCCCACGAAGTCATTCACCTTGGGGACTTTTGTGATATGTCGCCGTTTATGGGGTCAAGCGACAATGGCAAAGGTGACCCGATTAAACCCGATTTGCTTGGTGGCATCGAGTTCTTAAAGCAACTTGAGCCGACGCATATTCTAGCCGGCAATCACGAAGCCCGCTTATGGCGCGATTTGCAATCAACCAATGAACTCAAAGTTTTCACTGCCGAGGCTTGTATTGAAGCGATCACCACGACGGCCTTAAAGCTTCACGCCACCTTCACGCCCTACACCGGAGTTTGGCAGGCGGTCAAACTTGGCAACTTTACTTTTACACACGGCACAGTTTACAACGAAAACTCTGCCCGCGATATGGCAGAAATGTATGGCAACGTCATTTTTGCTCATACCCACAAGCCCAGCCTGCAAAACGGTCGCCGCATCGACCACCCTGTCGGTATTAGCGTTGGGACACTTACCAAACGCGGGGCTTTGGAATACGCAAACACTCGCCGAGCGACCTTAGCCTGGGGTCAGGGATTTGTTTACGGCGAATATACCGACGACAAACTTTACCCCCGCCTATTCACCCACGACTACTCCGACAAATGGAATCTCCCAGCGTAAAAGCCCAACGGCTCCTTAACGAACTTTTTAAACTTCAATCAAGGGAGAGCGACCCTGTCCCTCCCGGGTTTATGGATTCAATCGCTTGGGGCAAAGAGTTTAAACTCACCAGACAAAACGCTAAGAAGCGTCTTGAAAAAATGGTGAAGGTCGGATTAATTAAAAAAATCACCCTTCGCCGATGGACTCGCATCGGTTATAAAACAGTCGACCACTACGGCGAATAGCCACTTTTCCACCCAATGCCCAAAAAGAAAACCAAACACGACGTCAGCGCCTACCAACAGGCCCTGATTCAAACCACGCCGAGCGAACGCTTCTGGCTTATTCGTTGCGATCAACTCATCGCCGATAAGCACGAACTCGTCCGCCGCATCGAAGTCCTTTGCAAATCGGGGGATGCGATGGCAAAAGAACTGCCCGCAAACTTTCAAGAGAATTGGCACGAGGCGAAATGCGATAAGCGTCCGACTTCTTACAGCGATTTTGAGGCTGGTAGTTCAACGGTAGCCGAATAGCCCACGCTACCAATGTCCACCGCCCAGCCCGCTTCACTCGACGCGGAACGCTACCTCCTCGGCGTTTTACTTCGGGACGGCTTACCTCTCCCAATCACCGAAGTCACGCCCCTCGACTTTTTTTCCCCAACGCACTCCGACATCGCATCGGCAATCGTTTCCCTGACAGAACAGGAAAAGCAAATCGACGAGTTGACCGTTTCCGAAGTCCTTAAAGCTTGGGGGACGCCGATTGAGTATCACGCCCTAGATGGACTGATTAAGGACGTTGGTTTCTCACCCCTTAACAAGTCGTGGTTGGTGATGATTCGACGCGACGCCCACTTGCGACGGATTCTTGCCATCACCTCTCGCGCCACCGAAGCCCTGCAATCGCCCGACCCCGACCCGAAAGCTATTATTGGCTTTGTCGCCGATGGAATGAAGGAACTTTCGGCGGATCTAAAGACCGCCAAGGGAACAGGCCCGCAAAAAATGGAGTTAGAGTCGCTGCAATCTTTCGACCGCGAGAACGACCCCGACTGTGTCCTCGGTAATCGTTGGCTCTGCAAAGGTGGTTCGCTACTCATCGTCGGGCAGTCCGGGACAGGCAAGTCCTCCCTGATGATGCAAGCCGCCGTCCATTGGGCAATTGGGCGGGACTTTTTCGGCATCGACTCCAAAGGCAAGCGTCCCCTGCGAATCGCCATTGTGCAGTCCGAAAACGACAAAGGAGACATTAGCGAAGCGTTTCAAGACGTCTCCTTTGGGGCGTCGCTGAATCCGACGGAACGGCAACTGCTCTTTGAGAACCTTGCGATTTACCGCGATACGACCTCCGTGGGCAAAGCGTTCCCTGGGATGCTTAAAGATTTAATCACCGCACACCGCGCTGACATTGTGTTTATTGACCCCCTTTTAAGCTTCGCGGGTATCAACGTGAGCGACCAAGAGCAGGTCACCCACTTCCTTCGCCACGACCTCGCCCCGATTCTGCTCGAAACAGGGGCGATTCTAATCGCGATGCACCACACCGGCAAACCAATGAAAGCCTCAGATAAAGAAGGCCAGACCATCGCCGACCTTGCCTACGCAGGTTTCGGATCGTCAGAGTTCACTAACTACTTCCGCGAATCCGCTTTCCTTTTCCGCGTGGCCGGCGAGACCCCTGTTTATCGCTTTGGCCTAACCA